CTTACCCCATATACAGAATGACCATATCCCTGAAGTTCTGCTATACTTTTAGGTTCTGCACTATCAGCTACTATTGTTTCTTTGATTTCTTGTTCAGTTAAGAATCTACTTATATCTCTGTTTAACTTTCCTTTCTTATATAGAACCTCATCATAAATATAAGCATCATTCCACTTATATAATGCTATGAGTGTTGTAGGGTCAACAGAATATCCAAAATCCATACCATATCCTAATAATCTTGCATCTTCAGGTAATCTATCTATCTCTTTCCAATCAGGAATACATACACCCTCTAATGAACCCATTTCACCTAATCCATATACCTTCCACCAATTAGCCCAATAGGTTGAGGTCTTTGCTTTCTCTTTAGCTTTCTCTATTTCCTTTACAATAGATTCAGGAAGTGCATCGTTATCTTTATAAGTAAGTGTGATGTAATCTGTATCAGGTTTACCTATTAGTTCTTTATCCACCCAAAACAAATTAGAAGGGTTATAATCCAACCATATCGTACCACTTGTTCTAACTGCGAGTTGTGTGTAAGCATCAAAGGGTACGTTATTACATTCGTTAATATATAAGTCAGTTCTTCTTGCGCCTCGTAGTTTATCTGATTGGTCAGTTGAAAAGAACTCTATATAACTACCACTTGAAAAGGTGTATTTTAAGGTACTTTTATTGAACTGACTATCCCTATACCTATTAAGACCCTTTAAAATGGATAAGAAGTCCTTTAAAGCACCTCTACGAAGGTGTGGTATTGATTCAGATACTACACTTATTTCTTTTCCTTCATTATTAATAGCATAGTTAATTAATAAACAAAGTATTGAAATGGTCTTACTTGCAGAAGTACCACCCTTAACTATTCGTATCCTGCTTTGTAATTCCTTTAGTTTGTAAAATGCTATTGTCTTTTTAACCTGCATCAATCTACATCCTCCATAAACAACGGTAAGTCCTCGTTGATTGTGATGTCTTTTGTTTCTCTTGGTTTCCCAAGATAGTAATTAAGATATAGTGTTACCCATCTAATATCTCCTGATTTAACACCTTCTGATAATGCGGCTAAAGCATCATCCTCTAATGGACTTAACCTCTCTACAAGTTTTATTTCTTCACTTTTAGGTTTTCTTCCTGCAAATCCTCTTGTAGAGTGTCCACCATTATTCTTTCTACCATCCATAATTAAAAAACATTAATTAATTAATTATCTATATTAATACAATAAAGGATTAAACATTTTGTTAACCAATGAATCCATACTTCTGATAGAACTTCTCCCTTCTATTGTGCTTTTCTGTTATCTCGTTTAGTTCTTTAGTAAGTTGTTCATTCGTTTCCTGCAAATGCTTTACGTGTTCTTTAAGTGTTGCGTATTTGAGTATTATACTTTCATTGAGTTCTAATACTACTTCTTCTTCTTGTTCTATACTTAATATTTTGTTTTTAAGTATTTTATAGTTGTTTTTGATTCTTGAATCCTGCTTCATCCAATTATCTAATTGTCTTATACCGTGTAAAACAGTAGCGTGATTCTTACCAAAATCCCAACCTATACCTTGTAAAGTTAGATTTGTAAATTCCTTACAGAGTTTATAATATGTTGCCCTTGCTTCAACGTAAGGTCTTTTTCTTGTTGGTGTGTTTATTTTTAATTCAAAATATTGGTCAACTATTTCGTTTATTAATTCTTTTGTCATTTTCTACTTTATTTATTAATTCTTTTATTGTCATATATCCTGCTTCGTGTATTGCTTTTAATATTCCTGCACACGCTTCATATTCTTCTGCTTGTTCATACAGGTCAATGGCTTCTTCAAGTTCTGATACATTCCTACCATTTATCAAATCCATCAAAGCAAGATGGTAAAATTCTTCTATTATATCTTTATTCATCTTTTACAAAAGTACCATTAACCATTTTTCCGGTTCTATTTATAATAACATTATAGGCACTTTTAATACAATCTTCAATTTTTAAATTTTCAATTTCTGCTAAATTTGTTAATACAACTACACAATCTCCTATTGCATCTATAATTTCTTCTTTATTTTTTTTCAATAAAGCTTTAGCTAATTCCCCTGCTTCCTCTTGTAGTTTAATATATTGAGTTTTACTATCACCTTTATCAATTATACCTTTTTCTTTTGCCCATTTACGTATTAAATCAAAGTCAGAATATTTTTTTTGAGATTCAACATAATTAAATAAGTTTTCGTTGTATATATACATGCCTAAATTATTATACATACTTTTTATTAATTTTCTTTTAATATAATTTAAAATATCTTTATTTATTTCAATTTTTCCAAAATCAGGAAGTTCTAATATTTTTAATTCTGAATAATATTTATCAAAATCTTTTTTTTCAAAAACTTTAGTAAATGTTGTTGTTTCATTAGTTATATGTATTTTTTCCATTGTTTTTATATTTAATTTATTATATGGTACTCTATCTTTTTTATATCCATATTTATTTTGATACTCTATTTCTTTATCAGAAGCTTTATTTATATCTGTAGTGGTATATAATATTTCATACTTTGTTATACCCTGCTCTTTTTCTATTCTTTCTTTTTTTCTATGAGTACATCCTATTTTATTAGTTCTTAAATTTCTATATATATAATATGTTCTCATATAGCTAAAGGGACCTTAATTAATTTATTTGATATATAGTTATTTAAATAATAATTATTATATTCTCCATTTAATTGTGGTAAATCATATATTTTATTTTCAATATATAAATTTACTTGTTCAATATGATTTTTATATATATGGGCATCTGCTAAATTTAAACCTAATAAATTTGGCTTTAAATTACATTTTTTAGCTATTGTATATAAAAACAAAGCCATTATAATTATATCATATGGCAACCCTAAAAATAAATCAGAACTTCTAAAGTGAACAGATAAATTTAATTTATTATTTATACGCACAAAATTCATTTGAGTATAACAACAAGGTAATGCTTGTTCTTGTAAATCAGAAGGATTCCACAAAGTAATAATTGCTCTTCTTGTATTATTTTTTATTTCATTAATACAATAATCTATTTGATTTATATTATTATTATATTTTTTAATTTGATAACCATATACTTTATTTAATTCACCATTTTTAGCAAAACTATCCCACCAATGTATATTATTATCTTTTAAATATTTTAAATCCGTCCGTCCCTCATATATCCATTTAAATTCTGCTAATGCTTTATTAAAAAATATTTTTTTGCCCGTTAATATAGGAAATCCATCATTTAAATCAATATTTAATGTTTTATTAAATAATTTTATGCTATTTATATTTGTTCTATTTTCACATTCTTCTCCATACTGTAAAGTAGTAAGCAGCAACTTTTTATATGAATTTTCAAATTTATTTATCATTTTTATAATTATTTAAAGCAGCAATATATCCAACCGCATCTAATAAGGTATCTTCTTTTAAATTATAAGCCATTCTACTTATTTTTAATGCAATCATACATTTATAAAAATCTTCTGCAGTTATGTTTTTATTACATAATTCAGATGCAATTAATGATGCTTTTTGCATTGATTCATTAAATGGTCCATATTCTCTTTCTTTTTCTTCCGAACGAAGATTAATAATTTTATTTGCTTCTTCTAATATATTCATAACACACCCCTCATTACATATTGGTCTAAATCGTTTCCTTGTTCAAAAAAGTATTTATAGTTATCTACTGCTTGTCTAAATTTTTGTTCACCTCTTGCTAAAAATTCCTCACTTACATCAAAGATACCTATATCAGTACTTCCTTTATCCACCACAAGAAATACAAACTTATCTTTATTAAATAGTTTAAGGTATAACCACGCTTGTAAATCGTAAGAGTATTTATCTGCTGAATAACGAAACGCAGATAGGTCTGCAGAACTTTTGAAATCTATAATTGTATCTTCTTTTAATATATCTGCTTTTCCTCTAAATGGTAATCCCTCTATCATTTGTATAGCAGGTACTTCAAACTCTGATTTAGATATTAATCTTAATGCTGCTTCGTTTCTTAAAACTGCATCAGCTAATCTCTCTGCTGCTTTACGTTCCTTTACAAGATATACCTGTTCGTGCTTTTTCTTTGCGTCTTTATATATGTTTGTGTTCTTGGTAGAAGCATCAACAAATATCATTTTATCTAACTTATGAGGTTCTAATATCATTAAGTGTGCTAATCTACCTTCACTCAATGCTGCAGTATCTTCACTTCCATATAATGTAACGTTTCTATAAGTCTTTGGACTTTTAAGTAACATTTTGAGAGATGAACTACTTAATGCGTGTTTTCCTAAATGACCATAGTAAAAGTCATCTGAATACATTTGTGTGAGTATCTCGGTTTCGTTCCAAGTTTCTCCGTTTAATAG